GATGCATCTTTTGATGCGGTTACAAAATATATCATTATATTGCTCTTCCTTTAATATCTTTATCAGGAAACTTAACTTCAAAGACTGATGGGTCTAACGATGGATAGATAATCTTATTCTTTGTTGCTGCTTGTATATCATAACTATTTCTCGCATATATACCACCACACTTATTTACGATTTCAACCTTTTGAACCGATGCAACACCTTCAACCATAGCTATAGTTAATTCTATATCAGAAAGGTTTATAGTTTGGTTGAATTGCCAGTTTGCTATATTAAAAAATTCTTTTATTTCTTCTATGCAACTTAATACAACTTCTCTACTATTAAAGTTTCTATATACAGTTATATCAAAATTTACACCTACGTTGATTATAAACCCATCTATTATATTAACACCATCGGTTAACATTCTATATTCATTAACATACGTTTTTAAATTTTGTTTAACTGCTTTATTAAGAGTAGTTAAATTACCATTTGTATCATATCCTAATGTGTATAGATTTATTGCAAAAGGATTTATTTGTTCTGCATTCTGAGTAGTTTTTTGTACAAAATTTCTTACCTCTTTTTTAACCTCATCGGTAGTAGGTACTTTATTTCCGTTTGTTATAGATTTTTGAACTATTGTTCTAGTTATTTCTGCAAATTCAGTTACATTATCTGTTGAATTTAATACACTTTCCGGTGAGTTTGCATTTAATGAATTATCACCTATAGCAAATACTTTAGCGATAGAACCAAATTTTGTTGGCATTGATAAAGCTCTTACCTGGTAATCCTTTGCGGTTACTGCTCTATTTTGAGCAGCAAAATTAGCTAATGCAGATTCTCTAATCTCATCTATACCTTCCAATCCTCTACCACCCTTAGCAGGGATTTCATTTTCTACTGCTACTGAATTTTTAACATAATTGTAAACCGTATCATCTAATTCTAATGTAGTAACTAAATCGTCATCAAACGAAATTGATTGTATTGTAGTTAAATCTCCCTGTGGTACATTTGAAGATACTCCACCTCCTGTTAAATAAATTATAGTAAGAGTTGTACCTGCAGTAGGTGATTGACCGTATGTTTTAGTTTTTAGGAAATTAGTCGGGTCATATGATTCAGCCATTCTATCAATTGAATTATTTAATCCCATACCTACATTTTTAACATTAGGTATCAATAATTCATCGGATAGAGAACTATCTCCTCCACCAAAATGTATCGATGTTGTAAAATCATCATTTACCTTAGTAACAAATCTTCTACTGGTTTTTAATAATTTTAATAAATACGGAACAGTATCTTTAAACTGATATAATTCAGGGTCGTTCTGCTCTACATTTGGGTAATCTACATATATCGTTTCTTGTGCCAAATACGGAACTTCATACCACTTATTACCATTATCATCCACTACAGATTCTATTGCAATAATATCGGATTCATCCAATTTTATAGATTGAAATGATTCTGTTGCAGATATAGTTCTAACTGCAACTTGCTCCGTAGCTGATATTACCTGTATTTTCTTCTTAACTAAGTAATAATCAGGAAGTTGTGTGGTTTCATCTATACTATATACACTTATATCTCTATCGGTTGGGTCGTTAAAATCCAAACCTTCGGTTGTTCTAAATGTTATATTTGAATTACTATTTGATGAAATACTAAGCCCTTGTTGTATTCTAAGTAGATATCTAGTATCTAATTCCCCACCACTATCAGCTTTACATAATTGATAAACTGATAATGTGGTTACAGCAGGTGAAGTTGATTTAGGCTTATAACCCAATAAATTAGCTAAAGCGAATACATTTTTTTCCTCAGCTGCATATTGAATTAAACTTTCTCTTAATGATGCATCCGTATAATAACTTAGTACATCACCTACATATGAAGCCATCTCAATGAACATCATACCAGGAGAAGTCTCATTAAAATCGTTATATGTATTAGGGAAGTATGTTTTTGCATACTCTATAAGATTATCTCTAAATGCTGAGAAATCTTTTGAAAGGTAGGAAATATCCCTACTATTTCTCCCTATTTTTTTATTTGTTATTTTAAATGCCATATTTAACCAACATTAAATGTTACTGTCTCTAGGGTTTGTTGCCCCGCAATTTGATATTTCAATGAAACCGCAAAGATATTACTATCAATGTTTGTATTATTTTGGTCTACGAATATCTCAACTATATTGATATACGGCATCCATTGAGCTATGGCATCTTCAATACTATCTTGTATTCTTTGTTCTAATTCATCCGTACTTGGATTAAATAAAACATCGTATAAATCTGTACCAAAATCAGGCTGCATCAATCTTTCACCTTTATTAGTCAATATAAGATTTTTAATATTTGCCTTTACTTGGTCTTTTGTTTGAAACGATTGAGCAAAATATCCATTAGAACCCTTTTGAAGAGGGAGAGTGATTCCTATCGCTACTCTATCATTTTCTGATAGGTCTAAGGTATTTTTCTTATCGATTACAATTGCCATTATCTATTTTTATCTTTACTTGCTGCCAAAACCTTAGCACTTCTCGCTATCGCTTTATCCAAAATATCGTTTCCGGTACTTATTGGGGCAGAAGGAGCTGCGTATTGATTATTTGGTTGGTATCCCATTTGAGGGTCACCATATCCAATCATTTCAGGAGTTAATGTACCCCATCCACCATCATCCATAGAGTAATTAGGTCTAATTCCCGCCATTGCAGTTTCATTAAGAACCTGATTTAACATTGAATTCTTAGTATAAGTTTTTTGCTCAGGCTGAGATTCTCTATCTTTGCTTAAGATTTTGTTAGCTAAATCGAACGGGTCAGCACTTTCCTCTACTAATGATTTAAGAGAAGATTGTTGTTTAACCGGTTGAGTTCTTTTAACCTCAGCTAACACCTCTTTTCTTATTTCTTCTTTAATAAGAGAAATTTCTTTTTTTACTTCCTCCTGAACGATTATTTGAATTGCTTTAAATAGTTTGTTCGTGTCCATACATTGTTTATTGTTTATATAAATATTTAGTTTTACTTTTTGGTAAAATACATCACATCGAAGTTATTTCCACTATCAGGTTCACTACCACCCATCATTCTTGCAACAGTATATGTCTTATCAGACCTAACTGATGCCTGACTCCCACAATCTCTTACGATTATCTCTCCTTTTTTAGTTATACCCAACATTATCACAAAATGCCCCCTAGCTCTTCTAGATGTACCAGCTACTCTAATAATCATAGGTCGTTTAATAGTTCTAAGGGTTGATTTATATGAATCATACACCTGTTGTTGACTTTTTTCTCCTTTTAGAGTTTTTCGTATTCTTGTAAAAGAACCTCCTAATAATTTAGGAGCATCTTCAAAAAATGCACCTGAATTAAAGTTATTTCCATCCATATATTTACCCTGAGCCACATTATCACTTGAATATTGGTATTGACCTTTATAAAACTTAATAAATGTTGCTTCTGTAACTACATCTTTACCGTCTTTACCTTTTATTTTATACTTTTTAAGTAAATTGGCTAAACTCGTAACCAAACACGCCCAATTGGTTTTTTGAGCAGCGAATCCTACATCTTCTCCGTAATATACATCTATATCTTCTTTTTGGAATTCTTTTCCTTTAGAATCTTGTATATCAATTTTATAATCTTTCTTAGCCTGTTCATCATTTTTGTTTTCCTGTCCCTGATGATATTCCTTTGCAACAGGGAAAGTTTGCGTTACCGAATCATCCGGTTCTTCTTCCAATGTTACTCTATCATTTTGTTCCAAAACAATATCCTCATATAAAGGACCTAATTCAGCCGGTTCAACTGAATATCCTTGCCATGGAATAGGAATATCTAAAATTGTTTGTGCAGGAGGTGCTCCAGTTAAACACGATGTATATGCTAACCCACTTATCGATGTTAAATGTTTTGTACCCGCATCTATTAGTTTATCAATAAATGGTTCAATTTCATTAAGACCACTCATATCATATGGAGCGGGAATGGGTGCACCTGGATTAACCGTTACATTATTTGTTATTACTATTGTTTTTGTTGCACCTGGAGGTGGAAGAGGAGGGGTATTTGTTTTAGTTAGAGTAGCACCTGTCCAATATTTAATAAATCCTGTCACAAACATATTAATTATTGGAAGTTGTACTAAACTAACAGATTGTTGATTTAATACTAATATCAACCATGATTTCATACCAGCTGTATCACCCTTTGCTACAGTATTTCTAAAAATTAAATCCCCTGATGTTGGGGAAGTCATTGCTTTATTATAAGCATTTGTAATAGCTTCTGCAACCGTCTCTACATCAGGAGGATTGGAACTCATTGCATTTAAAACATCATTTTTAAAAATTTGCCAACTCATATTAAGATAAGTTTACTCTTTTTGATTTAATAGTTGTCAATTTGTTTTGTATAGCTTTAAGTGCACTTGCATTCGCAGGGTTCATTCCACTTGTTGGACCAGCTGGGGTTAGTAACCCACCTGCCTGAAGATTAATTATTTCTGTTATTATTTCTATTAAAATATTTTCTAACGTATTACCCAACACCGCAGGTTGTACATTTCTATCACCTAAATTTATACCACCTCCATCTCCGATATAAATGGTGGTTGTTTTATTTATAGAACTTATATCTATGTCTCCTTTAGATTCGATAGTTATACCTAAATTGGTATCAACTGAAAATATACCATCTGTTATTACACCGTAATTACCTTTTGAGAAGAATATAGTTTCAGCTGCTCTAGATGAAAAAACCAATCTATCTGATGTGATTATAATTTGATTACCTTTTAATTCAGATGGGTATCCCTCAAAACCTTCCTTTTTATTAGTTATATAAGATGGTGTGAATTTTGATAAATAATCTCCACTCGACATTGCAATGGTAGACCCATCCCTATTGATATCCTC